CTTCAGTTCGCCTAATTCACGCCCCTTTTGAGATAGATGCTGATCAGTAGAATAACCCTTACGGATTTCTTCTAGGGTAACGTATTCAGTTTTACCGTCAACTGTGACGGGTACTTTATACTCCCAGTCAATATCATCTTCAGAAGGCAAATCAGTATTTTGGGTAGACGTATCATCCTCAACTGTATTATCTTCTTCGGAGTCACTTGACTCTTCTTCTTCATCTAGGTCATTTTCAGACTCGGTATCGTTCTCTTTTTGGGCTTCTTCTTCCGATACTTCATCTGGACTTGGGACGTCATCACCTTCTTCTGGTAGAGATTCTTCTTTAAGACCCAGCATTTTTGCTGCTGGAGAATTACGTAGAATGTCATCAAGGCTTTTCACTTCCAAGTCTGCACTATTTGATCCGTCATCAAAACTCTTGCTACTGATTTCAGAAGCTGGAGTGTTGGTAGAGAGATGTGGTAGATTCATATTCTTTTACCTTTGTGTCCGTTATTGTTTGGCTTCAGCTTTAGCTTTTTTAGCTACAGCCATACGTTCAGCGAAGTCACCTTTAGATGTTTCCATCATTCGGTTAATTGCATCAATAGCATTTGTTAGATTAACAAAGGTTGGTGCATAATTCCCTGCTCGACCTACACCGCCATTTGACCCGCATTGGACCAATTCACGTAGGATTTCTTCTCTTGCTTTTACAAGAACATCTTTAGCTTTATTTAAATCACTCATATTATTCCTCAGACCCCTCTTGGGTATTTTTGTTTTGTTGTTGTATGAACTTGACGTTATTACCGTACATCTCAATACCAACTAACTTTTCTTTAACACTGCCTAATGCCATAGCGGTATGATACAGGTACTCTCGTTCTTTAGAACAATGAGGCTCTGTCTTCAACCACGTAACAAAAAGGTCAGCTAAGATTTCGCTGTATGCGTCACCAAAGAATTGTTCACGCTCACGCTGAACAAACTCTGCACGACCAAGAGCTACTTGCGCTTCACGGAAAGGTTCTACTTTGTATTCACCTGTCTCATGATTCATCTTTGGCTTAATCTTCTTTTCAAAGCCACTTCGATATTTATCCATAAATTATTTCTTAAAATAAAAACATATAAACACTCTTACGAGGTCTTACGGTTTCATACGTAACTCCAGCAGTGCGCCTCGACTCAACCGGGCTAGTGTTTATTGTTTAAAATTACATCATTGGGTTTTCACCAGCAGCCGCAGGACCAGCCTGTGGTTGAGGTGCTTGACTACCTTGAGGCTTACTTGCATCCATATGCGAGTCAGCATCAATGAAGGACTTAGCCATTGCAAGGAGTTCTTTAATGTCAGGCTTAGGGGGCATATCAACACCCTCTTTAGCCGCCTGAATATATAGCTTACCCCACTCTTGATAACTCTTATCCAAAGCAACCATAAGTTGTTTGGTGTTATCTTGCATGGCATTTTTAGCTTGTACATTAGTGAGGTCAAGGGTTGCTTGCCTCTGTGCTATGTCAATCATCTTAACTTGTTCTTCAAGTTGTTTCTGCTTTTCCATTGCAGCCATTTCGCCTTCTCTTGACTTCATTGCTTGATCTTTAAATGCAGGATCAGTGTAGTCAACAAGGAAGTCTAAAGGATCAAGATCCATAGACTCAAGGGCTTTACAGGCAATAGTTACAGCAGCCTGTGGGTTAACAGCTCCACCAGCTCCTGCTTGTTGCAGTGCTGGAATAATCTGTTGACCAACTGTATTCATTTTCTTCATGATATTACTGTTACTGTTTTCACCAACATCAACATCAATGTAGAGCATCAAGTTACTTGGCAATGTACCCGGATCAACAGACTTAAACAAGTCATTCTGATCATAGTAACCAACTTCTTGACCACGCAGTTTATCCCGCATTGTTTTGTAGACACCTTCACAAAGTCTCTTGAACCCTGTTTCAGCAAACCTACGTGCCATAAATTGAATACGTACTTGTGCGGCAGACATTGCTCTCTGCATCTTTTCTTCTGAATTACCTGATACATATAGCGTATCATTAAGACCTTGTGCCGCCTTAGACAAACCAGTAGCTTGTTCCTTATGAAGTTGTAACAACTCAAGAACAGGTACAGTACCAGTACTAATAGTATCTGGAGACAATGCCGCTACAGCGTTGTTAGGATTACCGTTTGTGGCAATAATCTGTTTAGGCTTCATATTTTGTAAAGCGCTAAAGTCAACAACGTTAGGGTCAGCAAGCTTAGGTGAGTAGTTAGTTAAATAGACATTCTCAATAAATCCACGCATGATAGCTGTTGAGGCTAGTGTCATGGGTCGAATCATATCTGCTACAGACAAACCAAAGAATTCATGCGGGACTTCAAAGGGACAAAGAGTCGCCAATGGAATCATATCACAATCTTCTTCCATAAGAATTGTAGAACCAGCAATAATAAAATGCTTAAGCTCTGCAATACCGTCTCCATCACGGTCTACACGTAACCAACACTCAATAACAGTGAGTTGTCGATTAGCTTCAGACGGGAATAGCTCCCTTGAATTTCCCCCAAGCCAGTACTCTTCACCAACTAGACGCTTACGAGCAGCTTGCTCTTCGGTGTACTTGGTAGCCCAATCATAGCTACCGTCTCCAATGGCGTCCCAGTCGATATTCTCTGCTATGTCAGGGAAAAACTTTCTAACTTCAGATCGAGTCATGTCAATCTGGATACCCACAAATGCCGCATCATCAAGTGAGTGCGCATCCCGTGTAATACGGAAACATTCTGGGTGTACATTCTTAATTAAAATTCTTGTCTTGTTCTTTTTCTTTTTAAGGCGAACATCCTTGTATACCATCTTGTATACAGCATTACCTTCTTCATCGGTGTCTAACTCTTGGTCATATTGTAAATCACCAATGATCTCTACGCCATCTTCTGATAACAAAAGATCTAAATTCTCTTGGCTAATAGAGTCAAACTCTTCAAACTTATAGTCAAAGTCTTCGATATATTCCCATCGAATAATACTATTTTTCCACAACAATGCAGACTTAACCCATGTATTTAACACTTCCCAACCAGGATTCTGCTTAAAGATTCCATAGTTAACAAGGTCAGAAGCTACCTTAGCTTCATGGAAAGCCTTAGGAGAGCTTCCAGCGGGAATAAACCTTGCAATCTTATTGTTGTTAAACATAAGTTCAGCAAGAATAGCTGTGTATCCCTCGATAGCCTCTACAGTGTCTGAAGAGACAATCTGTGAAGCACCTTGAGGAACCAAATGAAACTGCGGCATCATGCCGTATTCGTATGTAGCTTTCTGACGTTCACGAGCTAAGTCAGAACTGTTTAGAAAGTCACCAACAGAGTTCATTACACCCTGTTCGATCATAGCTAGGAGTTCATTATCTCCTACTGGATCTTTATATCTGTCCACAAAACGGACAATATCTCTTGTGGTATCACTCATTGTAAACCTTTCTTGGTTTCAATCTATCAATCAAAGTCTACAATAAGACTTGTATAGTGCTACTAATTCTTTAATCACCCTGCTAGTAGCCAACAAAGTAGAGGTAAACCTCTCTTAGGACACAAGGACTAACCTTTTCGGGGATTAAAATCTTTAGGGATCTTATCACCAATTTTTTCTTTTGGATTTAAAAGACGACTGACTGGTTGCGTCTTAATTAATTTTTTAAATTGTTCTTTTTCTTCTCCCCTCAAGGGGATATTTATTTGTGACATATATTTACCATTTAACTTTGTTAGCCCAATATGCCGCAGACAAAGGTCCTTTGGCAATATTGGATGCATGTCGGGCTTTAAAAGCTTCATTACGCTTGGAACCGTCAGGACTACCTACAGCACCTTGAGCACCAAACCTGATAGTCTTAATCGTATCACCACTCTTAGCTACCACAATGTGGCTCTTAGTACCGTGATTAGGTGTTCTCTTAGGTTTATTAAAACCTGATACACCAGCCCTTGTCAGCCTTGAATCTTTTTCAGCCATGTTATTATTCCTTATTAGCCTTCAATAGCAATAATATTAGCATACTGCAGAATAACATAGTCAGTTGCAGTAGCCATCTGAGCAGTAATAGTAATATCAAAATCATTACTAGTATCAACAGTTAGATACAAAGCGTCAGATGCAGAAGAACCATGACCTAAAGCAGCTAAAGGACCAGATACTTGAGAACCAGTTGAACCACGATTAAAGATTAACTTGTCAATGTTAGTTGTAACATTACTAGACAAACTAGAAGTGTGAATAGCTGTTCCACCAAAAGTAACTTTAACAGGTTTGCTGTTAGCGGTTGCATTAGTGCTGAACATCATATTGTAATGCACTTCACCTGATAGACCCATTAAGCCACCGGGAACAGTAGTACGTACAAGAACCAGATCAGCAGCAGTAGTCTGAGTGTAAGCAGAGTTGCTACCTACTACTGGAGACAATACTTGAGAAGGGATATAGGGTTCAAAAGGTGAAGCAGGAACAGAAATATTCTGATACACTGTACCTGCAGTTGTTGAACTCATCACTACCCAATACACACCCGCTACACCAGTACCAGCAAAAGCAGTAGCTGGGAAATACATCCAAGCACCACTTGAAAAGGTAGCTGGAAGGGCAGTAGTTAAAGTAACAGTACCAGCAGTAGCAATAGTACCGCTTGATGGAACAAGAACAGGAACACCTGTTGAAGTTAATGCTGATGAGCTATAGGGGTCACTGATATAAGTTGAACCGAGTCTAAGTTGAGCCATGTTTAATCCTTTATTTGTTTAAATTTAAATTACTTCTTCTTAGCAGTCTTAGCAGACTCTTTGAAGCTTTTATCTGTTGGCGCACCTTTAGCACCCGCTTTACGCATCTTCTCTCCGGAACCCTTAGCTATACGTTCCCGTTTAGCATGGATGTTGTCATACAAACCTTGTTTAGTTGCCATAATATTTTAAATCCAAGTTGTTTCTATTTGTTGAAAGTTACCCATACGTTGTGAGAAGGGTACCGTTGTGTTTGTTAATCTATCCCCGTGTGTCCTGATAACCTCAAGAGCAATAGCAAGGGCAATAACTGTATCGTCATTCTGACCTATGATAGCATTTGTCTTTCCAGACTCGTCTGCTACATAATTCATTAATTCACCAATAATAACCCTAGAAGGTATCCATATATCTTCTTGTTCAATAGCATTCTTTAAGAATCCAATGATAGCTGGTTTAGAAGCTGATGTTGTTCTCCAGCCAATTCTACTACCTTCTTCTTTAGATACATTCGCCATCTTAGTCTGATAATACATATTTAGGTAACCCATTTGAGTTAACCTGTTTAATGTTGCTATACCCATAGAGTTAGACTCTACTGCTAACAAAGCATTATTATAGTACCTACCTAAATAAAATAGTAAATCACCAAACTGACTAGGATCAATCGTATTACTGCGATAAACTGCGCA